CGGCACGGCTCATGCGCGTCAGGGGCACGTCGGTGGTGGTGCCCCCAGTGGTTTCCCGAACATAGACATCCAGCACGTCAATGACCGAGCTGGGAACCGTCGAATTGACGTAGTAGCTGGCCGTGCCCTGAACCATCGGGATCTGGTATTGCTTGATGGTCCAAGCATTGATCCCTCGGTTGGCCCAGTCAGCAAGCAGCAGGTTCAGGCTTCGGGTAGCCGTCCGAAGGTCGTAAGCAGTGCGCAGTTCCAAGCCGCACCGCTCAAACGCCTCTTCTACATATTCCGCGACATCCAGCTCAAATGCTTTCGTTCCGCTCAGCGCCATCGTCCTCACCCTCTGCATAGAGGTTATCGAAAATCTGGTTTACGTCGAGAGTGTAATCCAGATCACTCTTGCTGTAATGGACATGCTGCGACGGGCGGAAGTCGGGAGCGCCCTCCCCGGTTTCGAACCATGCGGGGTGGGTGACGCGGACCCGATTGTTGGGAAGCGCAACTATGTTGCCCGTCCACTTCCCGGCATCCAGCAATTCTAAAACGTGGCTCTGCTTGTGCTGAGCAGGATCATCGGCGATCTCGCTCTCCGCATAGTCCACGGTAAAAAGATATTTTGCCGGGTAAAATTTCCCGTCAATCTTGGCCAACCAAGGGCAAGGCTGGCAACGGTCAAGCACATAGACCGCGTGGTGGTGGCTGCTGCAGTCCCAAGGCTGAGCAGCCCAAACCGGCATCGGTTCAGGCCACTCTTCCAAAGGCGTATCCCCAACCAGCGCCGTGATAGGCATCCGCGCCCACATTGCTCCGCCATGCACATTAGGTTCGTCGGTGTCGTATGTCTCGGCTCCGGTGAAGATCACCTGAAAACTGAGGCAACGACTCGGCATCGTCGTCACTGCGATAACCATGGCATGAAGAAATTCGCCATGATAGGCCGTGTGATTATGCGTGTACTCCCGCCTTACCCATGCTTTGAAATGCGGAACGTTGCTCTGTAGATATGCCATTTAGCGCCCGTAGAGACCGCTCTTCTTGCTCGACGGTGACCGCATAGGACCAGCAGGCTTGCGGTTGTTTGCACCGCCCTTCGCTGCGCCCTTGGTGGCCATTGCTGCACCGCCTTTCGCGTAGCCCTTGGTCTTCATGGCTGCGCCACCTTTGGCCATGCCTTTGGCTTTCATCATTCCGCCCTTGGCCATGCCTTTTGCTTTCATCTTCATGATTTCGCCCCCTTGTGCGGCAAAAGTTGAAACGTTAGTGGGCTTGCCGCCCACGCCTTGCGGTTTTGCTCGCTTCCGCCGAACGGCAGAGGCGATTTCTTTCTCAGTCATCCTTGATGCTTTTGCCGAAGGCACGCATTTGGGATAACCACGATCTGAGTCGCTCGCGGAGCTTCTCCCACATTCTTCGAAGCCACCGCCATCCTTTGGCTGCGAGATGTCCACCCACTTCTCTTTCTTGAACCATTTGGTCAGTCCCTTCCTTGGCTTAGCCACGGGGCACCCTGGTCTGCTTGCGCTTGCTGTTCATCATGGCTCCGCAGCCGCGACCCTGAACCAGCATGGTGTTGGCGTTGATCTCGCCACCCCTTGCCTTGTTGTTGCTGTAGGTGCCGCCAAGATCCTTGTAGCGCTTCACCATGTAACCACTGGCGTAGGCGCTCGGCCAAACATCAAACTTCCGCTTGGCTTCGGAGCGAGCTTTCCGGTAGAGATCCGGATTGCGTACATTTTCTGGTACGTCTTTGCTCATGATGCTTACCTGATGTTGGCAAGACGACCTAGCTGTCCGCTAGCCCGTGCGCTTGCGATCCTTCTTTGCATCTCTGGCGTAACCGTTGGCGCGGTGCGAGATGTAACCGAAGCTGCCCGGCGTTGTTGCGCAGCACGGGCCTGGGCGATCTGCTGGGCACGTTCTTGCGCCGCTCGCTGAGCTGCCTGCTGGGAAGCTCGCTGTGCTGCCGCACGTTGTGCCGCTTGTTGCGCTGCTCGCTGTTGAGCGGCCCTTTCTTGAGCCGCCCTCTGGGCTGCTGCTCGTTCAGCGGCAGCACGCTGAGCTGCTTGCTGGGCAGATCTTTGCTGTGCTGCGCGTCGAGCGGCCTCTTGAGCAGCCCGTTGCGCTGCGGCTCGCTGTTCTGCTTGCTGGGCTGCTGCTCGCTCAGAGGCGGCACGTCTGGCAGCTTCTGCGGCGCGAGCTTGTTCAACTTGGCGAGCACGCTCTGCTGCTGCGCGTCGAGCGGCCTCTTGGGATTGTCGACGAGCTGCTGCTTCGGCTTCAAGACGCGCTTCCTCGCGCGCCTGATCAGTCATGCCAGTGGTCGGAATCCTTGCTCGACGAGCAGCTTCTTCTGCCGCTCGCTGCTGAGCCAACTGGGCTTGGCGTTGACGAGCTGCAGCTTCGGATTCCATTCGGCGCCGCGCCTCTTCTTCGGCTTCCAGGCGTGCCTCTTCGCGAGCTTGGTCCGTTAGCCCGGTGGTTGAGGGTGCGGGCTGGCGAACCGGCGTAGGCGGCGCGGCAGGAGGAGCGGCGGGTGCTGTAACCGTCTGGCCAGCCGTGAAAGGCCGCTGGCCGGGAGCGGTTCCCGTGTACTCGTTGAACGCTTTTGTGAAGACCGCGTGCTGTTCCGGGGTAATCAAACCACGGTCGCGGGCTGCACCTGCTGCGCCATAGGAATACTCGCCGCGCTGCAGCTGACCCAAGAGATCCTGCAAGACGGCGCTGCCATCTGCGGTTTCAGGCGGCGTCTTCGTCACCGGAGCTTCTGTGGGAATGTAGGGAACATTCCCCCGCTCAACGCCAGGGACTCGCGGTTGCTCTGGGCCTTCAATCTTAAATTCGGCCTTGTACCCAGGATAGCGCTTCTGAGTTTCGCTCAACGCCTCCGTGGGGTTCATGCCGCCGCTAAGCATGTCTTGATAGAAGCGCTCCGCTGAAGCAGTCATGGTATCGGCAGGAGCAGGCGCAGGAGCAGGCGCAGGAGCAGGAGCACCGGGAGCAGGAGCTTGACGCTGCGCTTCTAGCTGAGCTTGAAGATCCGCAATCTGCTTGTTCAGGGCATCAAACTGATCCTGGGGTCGAAGCTCCTCAACCAGCTGCTTGCGGAACTCATCCGGATCGAACTGCGGGCGCATACGCTCTTGCAGCTGAGCCAAGAGATCCTGCACCTGAGACTGCACTTGCTCATTGAAGCCGCGATATTGGTCCTGTAGACGGCCATATTGGCCGCGCATCTGCTCAACCGGAGAGGTGAGATCTACCGGCTGAGGCGCAAACCCACCCGATGGCAAGATGCTGGTCTCAGGGCGGTCGCCACGGGCATAGACCGGGCGAGTCATCAGGTAATCCATGACCCCGGCATAAGGGCTGACGGTGGGCGCAGGAGCAGTGGCTCGACCGCGTTGAACCAAACCAGCATAGGTGTCCATGGGATCATAGGGACGAAGGAGACTGCCAACCCCGCCAGCACCGGGCGCGGGGATTGAGGAAACTGGGCGGGGCGGCAGTCGAACCGGGGGGGAAGGGGGGATGCCACCAAAGGGCGGCGGCTCGTCACGGTCGTCGATGCCGTTTCGATTGTTGTCGATAAAGTCCATGGTCCGGATCGTTCCCGCAGGCCGGGAGTATGGCATCTGCGGATTGCGCGTGATCCGGTTAAACATGTCAGAAAGGCCAGTTGCTGGCGCAGGCGTTTGCTCAATGGACCGCGCCATGATGTCGTTGATAAATGGATCAAAAAACTGGCTCATCGCATCACCACTGTTTACATGACCAGTACCGAGGAGTCAGCTTGTCCTTCGCCGTGTCACAGGAGTGGCGGGCTCGGAAGTTGGCTCGTCGTTCTGGAATATTCTTTTTGATCCGCATGTCCGGATCCCCAAAGCGAACCAGCTTGACTTGGTCACCCTGCCTAGCCAGTACCGCAAACTTCTTGTTTGCATCGGGCGTGCGTTTTGGCTTGTTAAAGCCAGCGAACGTCTCCCCTCGGTAGGAGAGACGCCCGCCTTCGGTCTTCTTTACGTCCTTACTGGTCGCCATCAGTACGTCTTGATGAGATCAAGAATGACGGTGTAAGCATCCCCGGTTGCGGCGTTGAGAGTGGTGAACTTGATGTCCCCCGTCTTGCCCGTCGCAGAATTGTTAGGGATCGCCGTGAAGGACGAATAGTCGTGATGACCGTTTGAGTTCTCGGACAGAATGATGGCTGGCGTATCGACGGTGGCATCGAAAAGGATCTCGACGCCCATGCCGACGCACTGCCACCAGATCTGGTGAATCGCAACCTCAGTGCATGCCTCGCCCCGACTATTCGCAGTCAGGGCGGAGACATCGACCTTGGTCACGGCGCTTTCGCCAGTCCCATCCGAGACGTTCGT